ATTAGAGCCCTATGCTAACTAGTATGCATCCCCAAGCGGAGAAGTTTTTCAACAAGACTTATCCTGAACAACGTTCCGATGCGTGGTTCAAGATGAGGGGCACGATGCTCACGGCATCCGATGCCGGTACAGCGATAGGTGTGAATCCCTACGAAAAGCCAGAGAAGTTGATTCTGAAAAAGTGTGGAGTCAGCGAGCCATTCAATGATTGGGCGACTAAGCACGGACAAAAGTACGAAGATGAAGCCCGACAGATCTACGAAGAACGCCACAATCAAAAGGTCTTTGAGATTGGTCTTGAACCTCACCACACCCTTGACTGGATCGGTGGATCACCTGACGGCATCACTTATAGCGGACGACTTTTGGAGATCAAGTGTCCTAAGTCACGAGCCATTGGTGACGGAACACCGCCTGAGTACTACTATGCGCAGGTGCAGGTACTTATGGAGTGCCTCGAATTGGAAGTGTGCGACTTTGTGCAATATCGACCTGCAGAAATCACCTACCCCAAGCCTGCCGAGTTTGTCTGCGTGGAGATTCCACGGAACCGCGAGTGGTGGGCGACCAACATGCCCATCATGAAGGCATTCTGGGAGAAGGTCCTTTGGCATCGCGAGCATGGTCACCAAGAACTGTTACCGGCACCCAAGCCTACGATCGATGATCTTATCAAGGAGATTGAAGGTCTCGAGGGGCAACTCACCAAGGTGAAGAAGATGGCTCTCGAGATCGCCAAGGAACATTCGACCCTGAAATCGGGTCGGTGGTCTAACGAGGATGAAGAGTGGCTCCTGAAGAACAAAGACAAGAAGATAGAGGAACTGGCCGAACATGTTAAGCGAACGGTCAAGGCCACCAAGATGCGTCTGGACAAGTTAATCAAAGAGCAACCCAATCAGGAGTGGACGGTCAAGGTGGTCGAGGAGGACGACATCTAAATGCCAGCCTTAGACTGAACCCATGGAAGCGTCTGCCTCCCTGGAAGGTTGGGTGAACGGCATACAAACTTGATGATGAAGTGATTGACCTCAGCACCGCCATGTGGAACTGGGATGAGAGCCCCATTCTGGTTATATAACTTCACAGTCAACCTGTCCAAATGTTCTATAGGATGAATAAATTGAGTAATTTGATCGTAGTTGTCTTTGAAAATAATCAGCTGGTCAGATGACGAACCCTGATCATTGTCGCTAATAATTGACCCAAAAGCACCACGGGCAATGGACTGAACCGGTGAAACTGCTGTAACAGACGGCGGGTCCTTGGTGAGTCGGTCATTGAAGTTGGATTCCAATTCGCGGATTCGCATATAGAGGTGTTCCACAGATCCACGGGTGTGGACGTGGAGACCCAACAGACGTGCTTGAACCACCTGTTTCAAAGGTGTATTGAAGTACACAGTAAAGTTATTGGAACTCGTTTGATCCAGTGTGTCAAATGATATCGTGTGATATTCGTAGTTGAAGTCTGGGAGACCAGGTGTCGTGTAAGATGACCTAGCCATTATTACTTAGCCAAGAGAATAGCGAGCACCAAAAGAACGACCGCGATCGGAATCAGGATCTGTGCATACTTGGTGGGAACTCCCATGAACTCTCTGCGGGGCAACAGGGCTCCTACGGGTTCCATGGGTTCTTCTGGATTCAACTTGTTGCGCGTACTAGACCTGTAGTAGTTTATCAACTTGCGCGCGAATGTATTTTCAGACCCTGGTGTCACCGGCGACGCGATTTTGGGCTCCAGACGTTTGTCTTCTTCGTCCTGTTGCTTGGTGGCGAATCGCTTGTCCTTGGTGGCTTGGACTGACAATTTCAAAACAAATTCTTCGGTGGCAGACCCGGTGCTCGTGAATGGGTACAACTTGAATGAACTGTCACTCGTGTCATAATAGTAGATGGACACCCTGATCGCTTCCATGACTGGCACTTTCTTTTGAACACTGAACCTGTCATTCATGGAACTCATCACGTAGTTCGTGGGACTCGCGCCGGCCAGCGACGGAACTGCGAGTGTTCCAGTGTAGGCAAACTCAAAACGATTAATTAGTTTATTCACGAAAGTAATCAGTCCAGAGACAATACCCGAATTCGCCACGTCAAGGGTTATTATTGTTCCATTGATACTGGCGACTTTGGCGTTCGTGCCTATGCCAGTTCCAGTGACATCCATTCCAACTGCAATTTTATCATTAGTTGGAGTTATTAATATTTGATTAGATGACAAATATTCAGAAATAGTAGGAGTTACAGTAACGGTGAATGTCAATTCTTCATTTATCGTGGAAGTTTTGTTAGCACTTAATGTAACTATGTAACCAGAAATAGACAAAATTGTGGTTCCACCGGGTATTCCTGTTCCTGATACCGACCTATAATTCGTCAACTCGGAAACATTAGAAACATACAACTTATTATTATTTGCAGTCGCGACACCATTTCCTGTCTTCTCAATGTTGCCATTGAATGTAATAGTTCCAGAAACTGTCCCAGTGTTCGGCAAACTCAGTATAACAGTTCTTGCATCGGCAAATGCCGATATTGTAGCGCTAGCATCGATTCCTGTTCCGGATGCTGACATCCCAACCCATAAGCCAATTATATCGGTCACTGTTAAGAAATAGTCTTCGCTTTTTGAAGCAATCAAATCTATTTCTACAAAAATTCCTTGCCCCGAAACAGTTCCAATCAGAGGCTTTGATAATGTAACAGTTCCAGTACCAACTTCGGATACAATCGTTCCACTATCTATTCCAGAACCAGATACACTCATTCCAGTTTTGATTTGTGTGGTAAAAGAAACTTTGATTATACTAACCGAGGCATAAGTTAAAGAATAATTATAAACCAATGGATTATCCACAGTATAGATCCTGTCAGTCAAAATACCGTAGTTGGGAACTTCCAAAACCACGTAGTAGGCGTGGACGTTCCCATTGACCTGCGAGGCACTGTTCAGATAAGGGATGGATGCCGATACAAAGTTTACAGATTGGATTCCGTAAAGGGGTGTACTGAGATAGACGGTAAAGTCGTTAGCATCGGTTGTGGCTCTGTCTTTTCTGGTTGAACTGTCGATAACGATGTCGTAACTTGACATACTCTACTATTAGATTGCTTTTTTTCAATGAAGAAATCACGGAGGTCCAGTTCGTCCAGCTCTTCGCTGAAAACGTCGTCCAGTTCCGAGTACTCAACCTGGGGTTTCAAAATCTGAACACTTTCTTCATGCTCCAGTGGGACCAATGATTTTTCAGAGTCTGACTCGGTCTCGGCCTCACTGGAAATTGTGGCATACTCGTCTGGGTCATATTCATAACCTTCCATTGGTTTCTACCAGACACACTACTATTTATTGGGTTCGTTTAAACGCGACCAAGCCTTTACCTTACATACCATTCAAATCTCATAGTCCTATTCACACCAGTGCTTGCTTGACAACAATTGAATGCATCACCAGCAGAATAACTTGCGTATTTCAGACCAATGCCACCTGTCACGTCGTTTGATGATTGGTTTGCTTCATTATTCCAGGCAAACCCCCATCTCACAGATTTGAGATCAAATGTTGTGTAATTTATTCCATACCACTGAAACCCATTTTGTGTAGACCATATGCTATAGTTAAATTTAGAACTTCCTGTCGGTGATGGATTAGTTGCTGGATAATCAACACCATTACTTAATTTTGTTATTTGTGTTGGACTAGCGTAAAATTCTCTTACCGATTTTTTACCAACTGCATTGTTTTCAACCCAGGTCCATCCCCCATAGCCTCCAGATACGTCACCGCCCACTGAAACATCTGGAAATATTGCCAGCCAGTCATCTGATGGGAAATAATTGAACGTATCAAATTTAGCATCTCCATCATTTCTATTTGTTTGATATGCATTTAGCGTATTTGTTGTTGTCCAGTACGTGGAATCGAAATTAAATGTTGTACCTCGTGTCCCTTTCATGGCCAACATCCAACCGCCTCCAGCACAGTCGGTGTTCAAAATACAGTATATCTGTGTAGGACCAACTACCGGAAGGTTTATCCAATACACACCATCATCAAGTTCTGGATGATATTCAACAAGTTGTTTTGCGCTATACACAGCGTTTGCTGGTGAAGAACCATCTCTTAAATGTGTTCCGCTAATCTGAAACTTGGGTATCTTGACGTCCATATACCATTCTGAAATATTTGTTGATACAGCTACACCAGCATCGGGGAAAATACTTGAAACTACTATAGCATAATATTTGAATGGTCTTTGAACGTACTTATCTAAAAGTACAAATGAACTTACTTGGTCTGACCTGTTTACATATTGTATCACTGACCAATTTGTATTATCATTTGAAGCCATTAAATATCCAGTTTTGGGAAGTCTATAATTATACCCAGTCCTGGCGTACATAACAGAATAATTCAAAAACAATGGTATTGGAAATTGTATTTTAAGCCATTCACCTTTGTAACCTGATATGTTATTACTTCCTGGATAAGATCCATCTGGATTGTATGTATCTCCTAAAGAATGCCACCCCTCATCTCCAATGACTCCATTGAAAGCTTGATAATATCCTCCAAAATTACCATGTTGCGAAGAACCACTCGCCGCGACACTGCCCAAACCTAATATGTTGGTGGTATTTGCGGTCATTTTGTTTATATTTACAGAATAACCTGTTTTCTTATAAAAAACAATATCTCTGGGATTGAAGTAATTTACACCTCTGGGCACAACTGGATTTGTGTAGATAGTATATTGTGCATTAAATAAATAAATTTCAATTATTCCTATTTCATCCAGTGTCAACTCGCGGTTGTAGACGATGACCTCCCAGACCGCCCAGTCGGAGTTTTCGGTATTAGGAGGAGACGAATAATATCCCCAGTTTATGCTAAGTATATCTGCAGACCCCACCGCAGAATTATTTATAGTAAGGTCAACTCCATTTCCTCTATAAAGACTCTTTTGGTCTGTTGAAATCAGAATCTGGTCAAGTGGAAAATTTGTTGCACTTGATTGTGTTAACCATCCTCCATAACTATCACCATGATACGTCACACCTGTTTTCCCACCATGAAATCCAGAAAGCCAGTTTACATAATTAGTACCAACTCCATCAAATATCCTACTTCTGTTCGCACCATTATAGCGGGCCACGTGAAATAGTGTATAGGTTGATGGCAAAATGGCAGATGGAAATCTTATCCCATCGCCAGTACCTCCGTAGATGTAGTTGCCAGCTTTGTTGATAGTTCCCTTTATATCCGTGCAGTGATTGCCATTCCCAGAGAGGTCCGGCCAGCTCGTTCCATTCCACGCCTCTCCCTTGTACCACCCGACTAGACCATAATTTATCGGCAATAATGTATCTGATTGTGGATAAAACTGCAGTACATCTGTAGTGAGGTCGGTCGTGAGTGACGTTTGAGTCCCACCGCTCCAAGAGAAATTCATACTTGCGCTACCAGCATTTTCGCCAAAATATATTTTAATTAAATACCTTGTTCCTGCATTTAAATTTATTGTTCCTGACCTGGTTTGCTCACCATGGGTACTTCCGTTATTCACAACTTCTGTTCCTTGTATATGAACATACGAAGCATCATCCGATACTGTCTGAAAGGTATAAGTTCCTGTTGCTAGTGGTATTATGAATCCGTACCATTTGTAACTGTAATAACTTCCTTCGTCACCTAAGTTTATACTAGTAAAAGTGCTTTCGGTTCCAATGTAGGCAGCAGTATCAAAGAATGTAAAACTGTCTGCAAAGTACCCACTGTATTTTTGTCCATATAGACCTCTGGACATAACTACAATTAGCGTCTAGAATTTACGGCGTTCTTTATCATCATCTCGAGTTCGGTCTCGGGTTCCCAGTCAGCCCACTCGCGGACCGCCTGATTTACCTCCAGATAGCGTTCATCGTCTCCGTCATACTCGCGGAACTCATCGTCGAACCCCATATCACATTCCTGAACGACCATGTCATCATCGGTCTCCCACCCGTCTGAATCCTCGTCGTCTTCATCTGGCAGTATGGATCCGTAGACCCTTCCTGTCAATTTCATGGCACTCCACTTCATACCGTATTCCATATCGAGGGCAGTGACGATGCTCCTGCCGGTGGCTTTACAATATTCTGCGGCCACCACAACGGCATTCTCCAGAACGGGCTGGATTGCGTTCGTGTAGGCGGCTATGATTTGTTCCTCGCGACTCATTATTATTTTTTAAAATGTCCCTTTTCTTTAAGAGAGGAACATGCAGAAGCCTCCAGTTGGATTCCGTGGAGACACTGGTATTGGTGCTCTAACAGGTTTGAGTGGAGTGGGGCAACAAGACCCATTCTTGTACGACTTTGACTCAAAGAGGGAATACAATTACAATGAGTATTCTCAGGCGACTCCTTATTACAGGTTTTATAGACCGACGTCAACCACATTCTTGGGTGAAGAGATACGATACACATTTAGACCCCAAGATATGGGCGATCTTTTAACGGGTCTCATGTTGAAGTTTAATTTTCCTACGACGACCGGGACACCCACGTGCCTGAAGAACCTCGGTCTTTCGTTGATCAAAAAGGTGGATCTCGTAGTGAACGGAAAAACGATTCAAACGCTGCGAGGGGAATGGCTGTCCATCTACGAATCAATGTATTCAAGTGAACAGGATCGTGAAAACATTCTCAATGTTTCATTCAACCTCGGTGCCAAATACAATACTCAACCGGTGTTGAAAGCCAACGATACGTCTCAAAGATTGTTCTTTCCAATTCCATTTTTCTTCAACAACCACTATGTGGATTCCAAGGCTGACACCAAATCCTTTCGTGCACCGTTGCCTTTATGTGCTATGCACAATTCTGAAATTACATTAGTAATCCAATTCTTCCCTCTTGACAATTTAGTCAGTGATACAAGTGGGTTTGCGATTGGTGCCGATCTCACCGACTTCATGTTCGTCACGGAAGAAGTCACGTTGACACCGAGTGAACGTTTCATGTTGCGTTCCACGCGCCAAGAATATCCAATCGAAAAGGTGACAGCGGAAGATGTGCAAATTCCGGGTTCAGTTGTTGGTACATTCTACAGGTATTTTTTCAACAGTGCTTATTCGTGTCGCGCAATATTCTGGACATTCAAGAATGCCATCACTGGATATAACGCTGTTTCATATGATCCTTTGATTGATGCTAGAATTACCACACTTAATAAGACAGACAGAAATGAACTAAGAAAACCTCTTTTCCTTCAGGAACTGCAGGCATATCTCCATGATTACTACAATGATGGAAGTTTCTATGGATATTCATTTTCGGAACAGCCTCTGCAGGTGGTCGTAGGAGACTATGAATTCCGCGCACCGCGTCCACAGAGTTCTTCTATTGAAATGTTTTTCGCTGCTGTAACACCTGGTTACTCTCTTTGGTCATCAAATTTTCCAGATGAAACACAAAACTATGTAATTAATGGTAACAAGATTCTTTTGGATACGAGTGTTGGTCTTGGAGGAGGGACGAAAGTTCTTAATAGTCTTGATATGACTAATTTTGGTTATCTAATGACTGATACGGCTCGTGTGGGCATTCCAGCCACTTCTTACACAGACACAACAAATCTTTCTAACCCTTACATGATGCGATTCGAACCTTGGAACGGTTCAAATGAAGGGTACATCAAGATTACACGAAATTCAAGAGTAAATATAAATACAAAAGTGATAATTCCATCGCAATTTATTTTAACAACGTATTATCTTTCTACGAATATGCTTGTGGTGGAAAATGGTTCGGCAGATGTAATAGACTATGACGTCACCAATGGAGCCGTTGAGGGCAAGTTCAATAATCTGGATGCAGACGCTTCTGGTTTCATAGAGGCTATTGAATTTGACGTGAGTACTTATGATAAAGATGGTGACAACAAAATTTCCTTCGCGGAATTCAAGGAAATCGAGGAAGTGTAATCTCCGAACCTGTAAACAAAAGTCGCGCTATGCCATTCTCGATGTAAAGCAAATTCATCGAGAGTGCGTACAATCGAAAACGAATGATATTTGAACTTTTTCCTTTGGCTTCCAGATTGAACAAAGGATTTAGAATCGTGGAAAAGTTTATGGATCCATTTGGAATGGTTCTGTTCATAGGATCCTTACAAAATGCGAGAGGGTACACGAAACCACAATAACGATTTGACGATGTAATGATGTTCTGTGCTGAACCCACAAAGTGTGCATAATACTGAAAACCCCGATACATTTCAAATGTTCCAATTTCCTTAGGCATAAGCACCTCATTGTCCAGTACGATCTCCATTGAGGTTAAAAAATCGTTTGCATCTACACTGGAAGTATCATTCCTCGAATAATCAAATATGTTCGTGGTGTCTGTTGTGGTGTCCTTGAACAAAGCAAAAACTGCCTTGACCGGATTCACAAATTCAGGTTTCATTGTGAATGAAGTATTACCGGTGTATTCGGTTTCCTCCATTTGAAATTGTTCAACTGGAAATATTAAAGGTCGTCTCATCACCGACTTTATAACTTCATCTGGGGCATAGCCATACTCGATCCTTAGACGTACTTCGGAACTCGTCACACCAGAATCCACCCCACCCCACCTTGCGGAATTTCTGAGACCCACCTCAACCTCAACTTCCTGATAACGTAGTGCTGCCAGTGGTATTGCCAAATCTGGGTTCCCGTGAAACCAAAACTGCAACGGTACTTGAAGACGGTAAGTTCGTGGGTATTGGTTTTCATCTGTGAATGGATATCCCGGACCGCCGCCCAACATCCTGAACAGTTGAACCACCGAGAAAGATTCTTTTTCCTGGGTTTCGACATTCAACCTAAGATTAAGCGTTTCTCCACTCTCTTGTTGAATTGTTGTCCCGCCTATAATCAAAGATACGTGATCGATCATAGCCAGTGCGTGATTTACACTAGAACTCGCCGAACTTGTATAATCAATCAGTAAGTACATTTTAGTGATAAAGTCACCATGCCGTGGGACGAAAAATTTTACTTCTCCACCATAGTCAATAGTCAAAGGATCTGTGTCAAAACTCTGTGTAACGAAGTTGGTCTTTTTGGTAAACACGGCTTTGAATGGAGTCTGCTCCATATTCTATTATGAACCACCTTTATTTTTTCTCGATAATTTCGAGAATTTTGTTCTTTACCGTTTCGTAACTCATCTGAGATCTCACTTCGCTCTGAACCCATTCCGATGTTGTCTCCAGATCATCGTTATAGACCTTCTCCATGGCCTCCGCGGTTCCCATCACACTTGGCTTGACCCACCAAGCACTCTGCATGTGGTTGAAATGTCGCTGAACGGGAGGTACCGACACTCCATACCAACAATAGTCATGCATGGCACCGAACCGCGTGGTGACCACTGGCAACCCGTAGTATTGCGCTTCCAATTGTGGAATTCCGAAACCCTCCGAACACGATCCACACAAGTACATGTCGGAACACTTGTACATTTTTTGAAGCGTGGTCTCATCAAGCGTATTCTCCGTAAATTTGATGGCGTGGTCTGGTATACCCAAAGTCTTCACAAGCAATGGAATGTCATATACTCGCGCGTGATTGAGTGTCGGTGCGTGCACCCACAATAAGGCTTCTGGATGTTTTGCAAGAAATTCCTTGAATGCCATCAACGTCGTGTCCAATGATTTTCTCCCACTCTGCTCGTAGTTTCCTGCCAACGTGCATATCACATACTTTGTGTCATCAATGTTAAAGTCCTTTCTGATTTTAGATTTTGTGTCCGTCTGAGGGAGAGGTGTATTAAATTCAATCACATGAGGAACCACATAGGTGTCCCGTCCCATCTGACGCTGAATTCTTTCACGGGTTGAAGGACACAATGAAATGATGTGCTTGATCTTTCCCAGAGCCGCTACAGTGGGTGAATCAATGGGTTCGTAGTGCAAAGGAAACCACAAATAGGATGGACATGCAATCTGTTCTTGGGTTGAAGTCTCAAGTAAAAATATGTCCTGCAGGAAAAAAATGGCATCTGCGTTTGTCCTCTTTATGAATTCGTTGATGTCTGCGATCTTGATCACGCAAGGAAATTTTTCATACGGACCCAAAATGAAATTTACCATAGGGTTGTCAAGGAGACCTTGGGACCACGGGTCTCTGGTTTCATTTGGAAGAATGTTATTGTTAACCAAATCTCTAAATGAAAGTACACCCATATGCTTCACGCCACACAGACCCCACAGTAACATCGTTACCGTGTGACCCCTCTCGTTGAACATCTTGATGAGGTGCTTCAATTGGCTAGGGTAGCCACCCTTTGCTCCAAAAAACGGTGTACCATTACTCGACAACAGGATGTGCATTTACTAAAAATGTGTCTGTATCGTTTAATTGAAAAGAAATAATATTGTCATCGTCATCCCTGACGGGTTCGTGGTGACTAGGAACTTGGAAATGTGATCTGACCATGTCTTCATAATAGTAATCCAGTTCTTCATTTTCAAAAATATCTCCAGATGGATTCCCTAGCAAGGTATCACGGGCATGAAGATAATCCAAGAAGGCCTCAAAGGAGTGGTGGTGGAGCCACATAAACTCGATGTACCTTTTGTGCCTCCAAGACTGATTAAATAGTTTTAGTAAAAAAGCGCCTATCATCGGGGTGGTGTCGATGCTCCTGTGTTTGATCATCTTTCCAGTGATATCCCTTCGATGAATGTTGGCTAGATTCAATTTGTAACACGCGCGACACAAATTCCAACGGGTACTGGACTTGGGTTTGTTATAAACCCTCGCCATAAATTCTAGGGGAACTTGGTTCTCCCTCTGAAAATAATCAAACGCATAGTTGACAAATTCATGTACACTGGTCCACTGCAAAGGCACACCACACCAGCGACATGTTGTTTTTGGATAAATCATACTAAATTGTTATTAAATTATACCTTTAAGAGGCTCAACAATTAAATTACCTTTGTCATCTGTTATTATTGATTTTTTAATATGATCATCATTTCTTTCGCCCATGATTAACCAGTTCACTTCAATATTAGAAACTGAATTATTTGATTGGATACTTAATTTATTGTCTTTTATTTTTCCCTTAACTTTTTCCCAATTAGTTTCGTTGGTTGTGAAACATTGAACATCTCTGGTCAGTGCCTGGAAGGTTCCTTGGGTCATATTGGATACTTCGTCTATGTCTACACTGGCGAAACCATTTGTTAACGTAGCAAGTCCTCTATAGACTAGATCCATCTTGGGTCCTTCTATAAATGAGTGCAAGAGACGATGACTGTCCTCCATGGACGGGAGGGGATGAGGAATGTTAAATGTCCCACCGGGACCTTTAGAAATATTTCCGGTGACGGTCATATTACCATCAGTATCTATCGTCGTGTAATAGCCTGGAAATCCGAGTTTTAATTTATTAATATAATAACCTATTTCATAATCACCTAAATGAATATCTGTTTTATTAATCCTTGTACTAGTTTGTCGATCGCCTTTGTTTGACGAGGCGAAGGTAGTTTGAGAGGATGTGTTACCAATCCCAAGTTGTCCACTGTCATTGTACCCAGTTCCTGAAACCGTTCCGTCCGTTCCTGTGATTAACGTGTGATAGGGGCAACACGCGATCTGGGATGCCGTCACGGACGTCGACGTGAAAACATTTCTATCGGTGGTGTCACCAAGCCCAAGTTGTCCATTGTCATTTTTCCCAGTTCCCGAAACCTTTCCGTTCCTGTCTATGATCATCGTGTAATTACTACCACACGCGATCTGAGATGCAGTCACGGCCGCCGGCGTGAAGGTCTGTCGAGTGGCGTTGTCACCAAGCCCAAGTTCTCCATCCCAATTTCTCCCAGTTACCGCAACCAATCCGTTTGTGTTCATGATTATCGTGTGCTGGTATCCACAAGCTATCTGAGATGCAGTCACGGACGTCGAGGTGAAGGTCTGTTGAGTGGCTCTGTCACTAATCCCAAGTGCTCCAAATGCACTTACCCCAGTTCCCGAAACCGTTCCGTTTGTGTCTATGATCATCGTATGTAATCCCCCACCCGCGATCTGGGACGCCGTCACTGGTGTTGCATTTGAGGTGAAAACATTTGTATCGTTGAAGTTACCAATCCCAAGTTCTCCAGTTTGATTGTACCCAGTTCCCCAAACCGTATTGTTCGTGTCTATGATCATCGTGTGATATTCACCACATGCGATCTGAGATGCCGTCACTGGTGTTGCATTTGAGGTGAATGTCGTATATGTACCCCCACGCACCCCAATCCCAAGTTGTCCACTGCCATTGTCCCCAGTTCCGGAAACCGTTCCGTTTATGTCTATGATCATTGTCTGCGCAGAGCCACACGCGACATTCGCAACAAGCACATCAGTTGGAATTTGTGTAAAGGTAGTGTAGCTTCCGGAACTACTATTTACGCCTAAAAATAACTTACGTCCTGTACCCCACAACATACCTTCTGTATCTACCAAAACGGTATACCCTTGCCCCCCTGAAATCTCCTTTATGGTAACAGTTCTACCATCTCCCACAGTTATCGTACCCCCAACTTGGAGATCATTATTTAAAATGAGTTCAGTATTCACTTGAACGTTCGAATCCGAACTCAGGGTCAGGGGCGACCCACCCACGATGTTGGACGCTGTGATCGTCCCGGTGACGGAAAGTTCACCAAGCGTTACACTAGTAAATGTAGAATCCACGACCGTCAAGGAATTGACGTCCAAATGCGAAATATAAACATTCCCATCGTCCTTGATATTAAAGACGTCCCTGTCACCCGAAGTTGTTCCCGTGACCGGGTTGCTTATGAAGAAGACGTTTCCGTTGACGTTGTCCATCCCCATGTCCGCGTGGTAGATATCGGTCGTCGAAGACGGAGTGACCCTTAGGCGCAGCTGACGGGAATCCG